GTTGGACGTCTCCAGATGGTTGGATAGTTGCAAGTTCGGCCCCGGTGCTAGCACCGAGGTTCCCGGGACGAGTGATTATTCGAAGCTCAAGAGTTCCCCTAGTTGTACTGAGGAACTCTTACCGTTCGTCGGACCGCTCCTTGCGGAGTACCCGGCGTGGGCTGACGCTTTGACCTACACTGTCGGAGAGACAGTGGATGTCTCCGTCACTCAAGGTGGAAAACATACTTTTGTGCCCAAGGACGCAAAGACGCACAGGAACATCGAGATACAGCCACTTTTGAACTCGTGGCTGCAATCGGGTCTCGGGGTTATGATTCGCAGACGTCTGAAAAGACTAGCGAGGATTGACCTTAATGACCAAACCCGTAATCAGGAACTTGCCCGTCAGGGCTCGATCACTGGGTTCTGGGCTACGATTGACCTATCAAACGCGTCAGATACTATTGCGTCGAATCTCGTCAGGCTGTTATTGCCTGATGATTGGCTTCACGCTATGGAGCTCACCCGGACCCACAAGGTCTGGTTTGATGGCGGCTGGAGAAAACTTCACCGCTTTTCGAGCATGGGAAACGCATTCACGTTCGAATTGGAATCCTTAATCTTTTGGGCCATCTGCAAGAGCATCTGCGAGGTGGTTCATGGATACGAGGACGACATCTCGGTGTACGGGGACGATATCATTGTCCCCGCGCACTGCTTTGAAACGGTCTGCGAGTTCCTTCCCTTCTTCGGGTTCACTCCGAACCTTAGGAAGTCATTCCACGTAGGCCCGTTCCGTGAATCTTGCGGGACTGACTGGTGGAACGGCGTGAACGTACGACCTCTCTTTCTGAAGGATAAACCAAGAAATGTGGCAGATGTTATCTCGTTGGCTAACGGACTCCGGCGCGTTGCTAGTCGTCTTAATCGTGGCTACGGTTACGATAGGCGGCTTGCTAGTGCTTGGTTCGCTGCTATACGACGGGTTCCTCCTGCGATTCGGCGGTGTCTAGCCTTCGGTTATACCGAAGATAACGACATGGTCCTCGCTGGAAACTCGCGCCACGGCAAGGTTCTGGTCTTCATCGCCACGAAGCAATTCGAC